CTGCTATGTATAGTTTCACTAAAATCCCAAGCAACAAGCATTGACTCTAGTTCTGGCAAAGAGCAAAAAGGTAAAAATGCCAGACAAGGACCACGACCTTGTACACTATCTAATAGTGTTTGATATTTTAGATTAGATGTAAAGATATGTTTTTGTTCGTCAGATAAAAGGTTGTAATCGTTTCTATCTTTTTGTAAAGACACTTCTTCAGGTCGCCAGAAGAAACCCAACTGCTGTTGATTTAACTTTTCAAATACAGGATACTTTTGTTGATCAAAACGTTGTGTGTTTGGCTCATCACCAAAGAACATTGGCTGTTTAGTCCAGTCAACTGACTTTCTATTAAATACTTTCGTCATCTTGCTCTCCACATATTTGTTGCGTTGGTTTTACTTTCCATTTAATATTCTCTCTTTCTTTCTTTGCTCTTCTTGATTCTTTTAAACTTAACTTTAAAAGTTCTTCTTCTTCACTTTGCTTCTCATGAAAAAAACTAGATGGTGCAGGCTTCACAATTTTCTGGATCATCTATTTCTTCTTTCTTTTCTTCTACGTTGTCATGCCAACCAACTGAATGTGTTGGTTCTTCTATATCTGTTTTACCATCATATGTATTTTGATAGTAAGATGTTTTCCATCCTAACTTATATGTATTCAATAGGTCTTTTGCCATAACTGATAGTGGCACTTCGTTGCCTTCATAGTTCTCAGGATTGTAAGACCAGTTGCCTGATATTGCCTGATCAAAATACTTTTGCATAACCGCAACGATATTTATATATCCATCATTGTCAGGCATATCCCATAGTAATGTATAGAAATTTTTAAGTCTATTGTAATCAGGAACTATTTGTTTAAGTGTTCCTTTTTTACTTTTTTTGACCGAGAGATAATCCCTAGGTGGTTCAATACCGTTCGTGGCATTTGAAACAACCGATGAACTCTCTGATGGCATTTGAGCCGAGAGCGTACTGTGTCTGAGGCCGTGCTGTTTAATTGTCTTGCGAAGATTAGTCCAATCATAACTTAATTTCCTTTTAACAAGATTATCTACATCTTTCTTATATGTATCAATAGGAAGTATACCATCAGCATACTTTGTGCGTTCAAAAAAGTCGCACTTACCTTTCTCTTGTGCCAACTGATTACTTGCCTTTAATAAAAAATATTGAAATGCTTCTGTAACTTCATCAACTAGTTTCCATGCTTCTTTGTTATTATACTTCACTTTATTTTTTGCAAGATAGTGAGCAAGACCTATGTAACCAATACCTAAACTTCTTCTTGCTTCAGTAGATTTCTTTGCTGCTGCTACTGGATATTCTTGATAGTCTATAATCTCATCTAGTGCTCTCACTGACAGGTCACAAAGTTCTTCTAGTTCTTCTTTATCTTTAATAAGACCTAGATTGATAGCAGATAGAATACATAAAGCAATCTCACCTTCTTCATCATCTATATGTTGAACTGGTTTAGTAGGTAGTGTAATCTCTTGACATAGATTAGACATGTTAACCTTGTCTTTGAAGGAACTATGACTATTACAATGGTCAATATTCATAATGTAAATACGACCTGTCTCTGCTCTTTCTTTTAATAAATCCATAAACAACTCTTGAGCACCTATTGTAGATTTAGGTATAGATTTATCTTTCTCATACTTTAAATACATCTCATCAAACTCAGGCATACCATATGCGTCATATAAACCTGGCACATCATGTGGCGAAAACAAAGTTATATCTTCATTCTTAATAAATCTTTCGTAAAATAGTTTTGATATTTGTATAGAGTAATCTAATTTTCTAACTCTATTATCCTCTGTACCTTTGTTATTCTTCAGTACAATTATATCTTCTATTTCTTGATGCCAGATGGGGAAGTGGACAGTCGCTGATCCACCTCTAATGCCATTTTGAGTGCAGCATCTGACAGTGCTTTCAAACTTTTTGAGGAACGGTATAACACCTGTGTGCTGTACTTCTCCGTCTCTGATTTTAGCGTTGATCCCACGGATTCTACCTGCGTTGATACCGATACCAGCCCTTTGAGCAACGTAGTAACCAATAGCCATGTCACTGCTGAAGATGCTATTGAGGGTGTCATCAACATCAACAAGAACACAGCTAGCAAATTGTCGTAAAGGTGTCCTAACTCCCGCCATGATGGGGGTCGGAATGTTGATCTTGTGTTTGGAAATGGCATCGTAGTATCTCTTTATGTAATCTAGTCTAATTTGTGGTTCGTACTCTTGGAATAAAGTAGTAGCAATTAACATATACATGTACTGTGGAGTCTCAAAAACTTGATTACTACTCCTATCTTGTACTAGATATTTGTCAACTATCTGACGAAGACCTGCATAGGTAAAAAGATAATCACGATCATGATCTATCCAAGAATTAATCATGTCCCATTCCCCGTCAGAATATTTATCTAAAATTCCCTGATCATACACACCTGCTGCAGCACATTCTTGTGTGTGTTCTTTAACATGAGGATGTCCTTCAGTTAACCATCCAGATCCTAAAACTTGTTTTCTTACTGCATATAATAATAGTCTTGCTGCAACAAATTGATAGTTGTAATGATCTAGATCAATTAGATCACTAGCAGATCTAATTAAAATTTCTTGTATGTCTCTAGTTTCAATCAAATCATAGAATTGTAGACCTGAGTTCATCTCTACTTGGGAAGCACTCACACCGCTTCCTAACCCTTCACATGCTTCCTCTACCATCTTATGAACTTTGTCTAAGTTCAAGGGTTCTACAGACCCATCTCTCTTACGAACTTTAATTCCGTTACTCATATTTTTTTCCAATTGTTAAGTCTAAGGTTTGCTTCTAATCCTTGGTACACATTAGATTGTACCACATTTTGCACATCATGTCCATAAAGGTGCATGTCATTTATGTCCTTCTGATGTATATTATTTGGCCATATTACGACCTTATCTCCTCTGTCAATTGCGGTGGAGACTCTGTTGACGATTTCTCTATTGCGTGGCTCGTTATCATAAATCCAAATATAATCGCTCCAACCAAACGTCCGACAGTCAATATCGGAACCAGCCATAGCAACTGAGTTCTTGATAAACGTGGAGTCAAACGGTCCTTCAACAATATAAACTGGTTCTTGAGCATTTATTCTATCCTGTCCAAAGATTTTGGGTTTGTCCTCATCAAGCATTATCGTAATGTATCTCATCTGTGCCGAAGGGGCTAGCGATCTGCCTTGATATCCGAAGAGTTTACCATCTTTATCCCTGAATGGGATTATAATACGAGGACTATCTTGTCGGCAGTTATCAAAGGTTTTTTTCTGCTCATTAGTCCAAGCTTTAAACTTAGGACAATAGTAGAAATAATCTAAGTCTTTGATACCTCGTTTTTCAAGATACTCTCGTGCTTCGTGTGAGGTATTTAGCTCTGAAATCTTCTCTAAATTAACATCACCCCCATGAAAATTTGGAGATGAAAAATTAAATTTTGGATTGGGTGTGACAGTACCCTTGCCAGTTCTACCTTCTTTAAATTTCTCCATCACATATTGGTCATGAAGAAAAGAATCTTGATCTTTTATAAAGTTTGCTAATGTTCTACCAACACCACAATTGTGGCATTTGTACATGAAATCATTTTTGATTTTGAATATATACCCACGAGCTTTATTCTTCCTCTTCTGTGAGTCTCCACAGTAAGGACACCTAAAATTAAAAAGATCTGCCTTCTTCTTAGTGAAGAGAGTCAGACGGGGTGAAACAAGTTGTATATATTTTACGTCAAGATACGACAAAGATCCATCAAGATACTTGTGATGAATATATCATAGTGGTTTGTGGCAAATTTGTCAAGGGTTTTTGTTTTTCTGTAAAGATTCCTTTGATGATTGTTTGTCCTGGTATACTAACGATGAAAGATATAACAGTAAGAGCACCAAAAATAGACCACATTTTCTTTTCCATTGTCCTAAGACGATCATCAACCTTGCGTATATCCCTCTCGCATCCTTTTTTGATTTCATCTGCTCTACGATTTACTTCTCTGTGTAACGATTCTACTTTCTCAAAAAGAACTGCATCAATACGATCTTGCTTGTCTAACTTTTCATTGTGAACAGCAAGAAGTTGTCCCATCTTTACAGAATTATCTTGTAAGGACTGGACAACTTTTTCTAGTCTTTCTAATATGGCAGCGTTAACACCTTGGTTATCCATCAGACATTACGGACAGCAAAATCTAGGGCAGATTGATAAGATGCAGCATCTTTGTTTAACATGTACTGGAACTGTTGCTTGTACTCGTCCTTCTCTAGACCAGCATAACATGCAGCAATTCTTTTTGCTGAAAAATTATCTAAATTTTGTGATGAACCATCCTTAAATTGGATTTTAGCAAAGTGTGTCTCGCCACTTGGGTTCAATTCTTGTGTTGCTACGTCAAGTGCAACTTGTATTACATCCTGATTTTCATTAACCATAGTTTCACCTTCAAATTCTGTTGAGTTGTTCAATTTTGTTAGTTTTTTCTGTTGACTTGATGCCTTCTTCTTAAAGTCTTGAAGACGTGCCTTCATAAGAACATCCATTTCCTTAGTCTTATCCATCATAGACTTCTTGGCAGTGTCCTTTCTAGACTGAAGTTGTTTCTGACGTTTCAACTTCTTCATCTGACCGATTTGCTTCTGTGCTCTCTCAGTATTAGATGGAGCTGCTTCGGAAATTTGTTTTTCTTCTACTTGTTCCTTTTTCATTTTTCTTCTATTAATGCGAGACATCAATTCTTTAGCACCAGATGTACGACCATCAACTTGGTCTTGGTTGCCTTTTTTATAACGTCTGTGTTGTCTAGGATTGACTACTACGAACGCTGGTGGTAGTGCTAATCCAGAACCATCTCCAGCCTTCATATCAAATTCAACTCCTTTAAACACTCAGTATTTACATCTTTATTTAGTGATAGAGGAAGTCTGTCAAGAAATAACAGGAATGCCTTCATCACTGGCCAGTAGTTCTTCTCTATTTTATAGAAGAGTAAGGGCGTTGCTGCGTCACCAAATACATTATACAACAATATAATATGATTAAGTATTAGATGTTTTTTAAGCTCTCCCGTAGTTTCAAATCTACGAAAGAGCCTCTTGATGTATTTGAATTTTTTTATATCCTCCTCAAAGTCAGCGTATGTAACTGACTGAGGATTATTATAATTTTTAATAGCAAAGATAGTCCAGTTATCTGGAGTCAATTCATCAAACTTCATTTACATATTAAGTAACGGTTAGGGTTGCAGCAGTAGATGTTACGGGTGTTGCACCTTGTGATGTTCCAACCACACATCTGTACTTGTTACCATTGTCACCAGCTGCTGTTGCTGCTGTGGTATATGTTGCAGTTGTTCCACCAGAACCTGTTGAAACATTAGCATAGTTAGTACCATCTGTACTTACTTGCCACTGATATGTTGCTGTAGCACCTACACCGTTAACAACGATAGTAACATCAGATGCACCACCATATGTACCAGTTCTGCTTAGTGTCAGTACATCATTGTCTGTGTATCCACCACCAGCAGCTGTTGCTGTAGGAGTAGCAGCACCATTATTATCAACTACAACAGAGTACTTAGCACCTGATCCTGTACCACCAGTAGCAGTGATCACGAAAGTACCAGCAGTTCTACCTGCTGTGTTTCCAGCGTTAGAAGCACCATCAAATGCTGAGACAGAACCTGTTGGTGTACCAGCAACTGTGAACTGAGCAGTGTTAGTTGCAGCAACTGATGCGTTAGAAGGATTAGTTGTAGTAACTGTGGATAAGAAGTCACCTGCAAGTGTGTCATCTGCCTGTGTCTCACCAGAGTTTGCTTCACCATTAGCAATGAAAATTAATTGCTCTGCCTTATGACGTGGGTTACCTGCACTATCATTATAAGTGAAGTATGACCACCAACCAGGAGCATTCAATCCACGATTTTTATTCTGTGCTAGTGCTGCTTCTGTTTCGTCAATATAGACGATAGTTTTTGTTTGTGAACTCGCAGCAACACCAATACCAGCTTTGGTTTTATTGGCATTACTGTCGTCCTTACCATAAAGTGACATTGAGATGCTCCGTTATTAAAATTTGTCTATACTATATTTATTCAAGTAGTGCTTTCTCTAGTGCTGCGACTAGTTGATCATCTACTTTGTTACCTGATTTGGCAGCTGCCTTCTTAAGTAATCCAATAACAAACTCCTTGAGTTTATCTTCTAGATCTTCTGGGATCTTGTCTACTGCTGCATCAATGATCTTGATGGCGAATGGGAGTAAAAATTTAGTCATAATTAAAACAATATTGTTATATTATATAGTGTTATATTTATACCAGTTTATGCTGGTACACAATTTGGTACAGATTTACCACCTTTCATCTTAGTTCCTTGAGCTCTGTAACCCTTCCAACATGTCTTTTTCTTAGGGTCTCTACCGATATTTCTTTTTGCTTGTGCTAGTGAACCTTCTTTGACAAGCATACCATCTTTACCTACCTTAGTTCCTTTTGGTATAGGTTTACACTTTTTCTCATCAAAACAATAGTAGTTACCTTCACTACAAGATTCCTTGCTTTCCTTAACACCCAATGCTTTATCAGGTTTCTCAGGGACTTGTGGCATTATCTTTAATGTAGTACCCTTCTTCAATTTTAATTCTTTTTTAGCTTTGATTTTAGCAGCGTAGCCAGAATCTTCTCTAAATTGTTTAAGGTTTTTCATGTCTGATTCTATCTTTTTTTCTTAAAGGAGTACCTTTAGGATCTCTTTTTAAATCACGTTTAATTTGTTTGAGTTTCTTTAGATGTTCACGAATCTCTCTTCTTTCCATAGTATGACATAATCTTAGAAGTCATCTTCTTAGCTTCTGACTTCCATTCTTCAGTTTTCACTTCCTCTTTATGAGGTATTGTATTACCATCCTTATCTTTTTCATGGTGCTCTTCTATTTCAGCAAATAGATTCTCAATCTCTTCCTTCTTCATTCCCTTCTTAGCCATCGCTTTCTTGATAGCCTTGTCTCTAGATCCAAAGTATTCATCCTTACCAGACTCTACCTTGCCATCTCCATCATAATCTTTCTTTGCTTTCTTTTCTTCTAACTGCTCACCTTCTGGTTCAAAACCTGCTTTAACACAGTTGTCAACAGTCTTTCCACCTTTCTTTTTAGTACCTGCAAGTTTGTATCCTTTCCAACATGCCTTACCATCAAGACCTTTTGCCTTCTCAATGACGTACATTTCGCCATCAATTTCAACTTGTTCCTTAGAAACCAAAGTCATGTTCTTTAACTGAGCACCATGTGATTGTGGTTGACCAGTTGACATAGATCCTTGTCCAATTGTCATTGTACCCTTGAGAGCAACAGGGGGTTCACCAGGATTTGCATTTGATTTAGGGTCTTTTTGACTACCATCATCAGAATTTACAACACTTGGAGTAGGAATAGCACCAGACTTATCGTACTCTATAGCAGGTAACTCACCGATAGCAGACTTAAATGCTGCACCAGTTCCACCACCTTGCTTCTGTCCCGTAGGAATCTCTTCCTCTTTAATGTTAGAACCTTGGAAGCATTCGCCACCCATCCAGTTCTCATACATTTTCATCAATTGTTTTGAATACTCGTCATTTGCGGTGACAGTATTAACGGCTCTCTGTTTATCCATTTTATACTTATAGACAGTCTTCTAGGATCTATTTATATCTCTAATATCTTTTACCCATGCACGAAACATTTCACCATCTTCGGTAACACAGATAACATAGTTAACACCTGATCTGTGGATCCTACCTTTTTGACCTGTGATGGCATTCATAACATAGTCACCCTCAACAAATACTTCTTTCTTACGATACTGTTGTCTGAGTGCCTGTTCACGTAGTTTTCTAAAATTTTTCATTTAGCATTTCCACTTCCGTAGTGCTAGTGCCTTACGGGTTGGTCTTCCTTTCTCATCTTTCATAGGTCCTTTGACCCCACCCATACGAGCACAGAAAGATCTTTTTCTAGGACCACCTTCTGGTTGTGGTCTTTTCAAATCACTACCAGGATTCTCACGTTCGTAAGATTTACGACCCTTTTCATTGAGTCCACCAGATTTATTCTTACCTTCTTTACGTTGCCAAGCAGATTCTTGGAAATCTTGAAATGTTTTCATTTAAAATTTGCTGGTAAATTTGATGCAATTTCTACCATCATAGCGTAGCAGTCTTTATCATTCAATGTTTTTGGTATACCTGCACGAAATGCTTTGAAGTCACCAGCAAATGCTGCTCTTCTCATCTTAGTACCAGATACTGCAAAGGTATCACCATCTGCATCTCTACTACCAGAAGATACTATTTCTAAAACACGAAATGAAAAATCTTTATCATTGCCATTGTATTTATGTAACCATTGCATCGCAGCAACCCTATCAGATCCTACCATAAACACCGCTTCATCGTATCCTCCCATCATTAAGTCTTGCATGATAGCAACTGGTTCTCTAGGACCGCTATAAAACTTACCTTTATGTTCTGGAAACATTTTAGTTATCCAAAACAATTTTCTATCTGGTGGTAAAGGATTAGTACCCTTAGCGTCATGACTTTGAGAGATGTATATACGATAATCATCAGCACCAGCTGCTCTCTTTACACCAGCAAAGTTGTCTTTGTGTCCAGAAGTAGGTGGTTGAAACCTACCAAATGTAAAGTAGCATCTTTTACCCTTTAACGCCATTGTTTTGCCAAAGTAAAGTTAATATAAGAGAACTCTAAACGGTTAACAAACTTAATCATATCACCATTTCTATGTAGTACATACCCTTCAGGTCCTGTAACTTTATATCCCTTGTCAGTTTGAGCAAATGTTCTAAAAGTTTCTAGATGATCTAATTTATCAATAACCATTTGCTTTACTGTCTGTAATTCTTTATAAAGATTAAGCATTGACTTAAATTTATATACATTAACTCTTAGATAATTTTGACTATTATGTACTAACTTACTCTTCTGTGCCTTAGTTGATGCTGTTTTAATCTTATCAAGCATCGCTGCGGTCTTATCATAGTAAAAATTATAAAGATTTTCAAATGCTGTATCGGCATTACTAATGGTACGTGCTGCTTTTATCTCCGCATTAAAAAATGGTTTCAAATATGATGCTACATGCCATTTTTCATCACCTGTTTTACCTGTATTTGTAACCAACTCATCTAAGAAATCACCACATTTCATACACATTTTTTCTATGTCTGATACATGCTTATCAAACTTCATCTCTTCGTTATGATTTAATCCAACTTTGTGCATAGGTGTATCATTATCAATACAAAATACATTTCTACTTGAAGGAACCTTTGCACCTGCACGAGCTTGCATACTTAAAAAGTCATCTCCTGTATAATGTGTATGAAATACTACTCCAACCTCTGATGAATTTACTTGTTTACCTATTGGATGGTCTACTGGAATAGCATATGTTATAGTATTAGGTCTGAATGTATACAGTCTTTCATTATGAATTCTTTCAGTACTAACATCACCAGGAGTAAAGACAAGATCACCTTGAATTACTCCTTTTATATCCAGATCCTTAAAATATTTTAAACAAACTTTTAATTTTTTATTTAACTCACCTCCATCAGGATAATGTATATCAACATCAACTTCCTCGTAACAAATTTTTGGAGTCTGAGCAAAAACACTCTTAGTTCCTACAAAAAATAACCCAGTAAGAGGTTCTTTTCCACAAACAATAGCAGGTGCTCCATCCCATTTTGTTTGCATATATCCTGTGGTGTTATCACAACCAAGCATCCTACGTAATTCTTGCAAAAAACTAACAGCTGCTTTACATCCCTCAACTCCATAGTTGAGCATCTCATCTTCAAGGTGTTCTAAGTGTTTTAGTTGTGTTACGTTAGCCATTACATTTTATTTGCTTCTCTTGATTCAGCTTCCCAGAACATAGTTTCTTTAGTCTCTCCATTAAACTTATATCCTGCCTGTAAATGAGTTGGATATGTGGCATTTGGATCATCTTTTGTAGATTTTCCAGAAGTATTTCTAATACTAAAAAGTAAATTTAAAGTTGGTGTTGTCATAACAATATTAATACGTTTTGCATCACCACTTCTACCAGTACCACCGTATTGTATAGTAATACTACTCTTAGATGGGATACATGAACTGTCAAGAAATTTTTCTGTCATTTTCATATGAAATATCTTGCCTTTATCCTTATGTACATAATGATATCCATAACCTAAAGACCCTTTAATTAAAGCTTTGAGAAGAGATGTTTTAAAACCCTTCGCTGGTTTGGCAGTTTCGCTATATGCCATTCCTGCATCAGCATCATTAAATACTTTGCAAAATTTTTCATGATCTATTCCAAAAGTATCAAGTAATTTTTTACCGTCATTCAATTGAATATTACCTGCTTTAATATCAGCAATAGGAAAATAGTTAGTTCTAACACCTAAATTAACCAAAGCAGTAGTGCCACTTGTTTTAGCAGAAATATAGGTTAGTGCTCCTTTGTCTCCTGTTACAGTTACATCACTAACTTTCTCTCCTATATCATATCCCTTTCCACCACCTGCATCACCAACGTACCATGTCCCATTCTTAAGTTTTAGTGGTCTTTTAGTATCATTACCACCCATATTCTTAGCAAAAAGTTTTCTATTGTTCCACCATTTATAAGTGTCATCATAAACTGTTGACATTTGTAAAACAAATTGTTTTTCTGGACTCTCAGGCATTGAATCTATACCCTCAGTTGCATACTTATTAATTACTTGTACTAAAACATCTTCAAATTTATTACCTTGGTTTCCTTTACCTCTACCTTTTCTACTACCATCACCCCAATAAACTTTAAGTGCGTTTAATTTTGCTTCTTTTGATATTTGTTTCTCTCCTTCTGCACCTTTCTTATATCCTTTCTTCTGTACAATCCTCATAATTTTGACTTGTTTCTTACCACCACTTTCATCAGCAGAAAATGCTAGAGGATCAGGTTCATCAGGATAATTAGATTGAATATGATCCCATAGACGCATGACCTCTCTTGCAACCTCTGGTTTCATGTTGCATTTTTTGACAGCAGACTGACATTTCTTACGAGTGTCTGGTATTATATCCCAAGCCATTAAAAAAGAGGGTAGTTCACCCTCTATTTATTGTTATCTATCGCCCTTTGCTCTGACTTCAGATTTTTCTACAGAAAAACTACCACCAGGATATCTCTTCTCTAACTTTTTAACATTACCTTTGACGACATCATCAAAATCTACACCTAATGCTATGCAAGCGTTTGCTACGTACCACATAACATCACCCAACTCAATAATAAGATGTTCTCTATTGTCGTCATTCCAAGGCTTACCTTGGAAGACCATTTTTTTAACGATCTCCAAAAATTCACCAGACTCAGCAGCAAGCCCAATGCCAGCAGTGGTAAGACGTTCAATGCAGGCACCTTGTCTGTCAAGTTCACCCATGCGATCAGCAAGAGCGACAAAATCTTTAGAACTATCGGATGTGACAGCATCTACAAACTGTTCGTATTTTTTAAAATCAATAGCCATAATTTATACATTCCATTCAGCAAATTTAGATAATCGGTCTTGTGTTTCAGAGAACTGTGGCATCCCTTCTTCCTCCTGTGTATCCATTACAGATGTACTATCAGCAACATCATAGAGTCTCATCTTTGCTCTGTCAATACCAATCATAAATTTTCTATTATTGGTAGGATCATTATATCTATTCTTCAATTGCTTGACTAATATACGACCCTGTGATTCTAGTTCTTCGGTAGAAATAAGAGCAAACATAAGGTCAGCAGTTGCAGGGAGACCGAAAGACTCACTTGTGTCAGTAAGATCAGGATCACTATTCCCAAAACCTGCACGAGTAGTTTGAGTAGCGGATACGATTGGAACATTATGTTCAACTGCGAGACCACGAAGTTCTTCTGCGATTGCTTTAACATATGTGTATGAATTTACTATAGCACCTTTATACCTAGCACTTGCACATATATTTAAGTAATCTATGAATATTATATCAGGTTTGAAATCTTTCTTCAAACTTAAATCAGATAAAAGTGCCTTAAAATGACCTGCATGAGCAGATGCAGTAGGATACTCTTTAATAATTAACTTACCTTGAGTTTTTCTAGATATTTCCTGTACTTTACTGTTGTATAGAACCTCTGGAAGTTCGGGTATATCTCTTATGTTGCAGTTGAGAAGATTTGCGTCAATTCGTTCAGCAATTTTTTCTTCTGCCATTT